ATGCTGGAGCATTTCAAGGTTATATGTCAGTCCCAGTCGCTTTTCCTTTAGCTGGTGTAAATAATATCGACCTACAAATAGCCGTTCAATTCAATTCAGGTGGAAGTGCAACCGCAAGTGGCGGAGCAGTAACACTCTATTTTGAATAAGCATGGCTAAACCAAAACAGAGCTTAACCTTTACTGGAACAAGTAAAGCATTTAGTTTCTTAGATGACCGTCTCTTTGCTTATAGTGGTGCAGTAGCAATAGATAATAACGAAACGGCAGTAATAGAATCACAGACAGGAAAAGGCTATACAATAGCTCAATTTACACCTGTTTATTTTGATACTTCGTCAACTGATGATGTAGCGTATAAAGTTTATTTTAATAATGTGCAAGTTTATGGAACCGTAGTTAATGGTGCTACATCAGAGACACCCTTTACATCTACACACTTAGTTATTCCACCATTAACTTTAGTTAAAGTAAGTGCTTATAATAGAACAGATACAAGCACTCTGAATCTCGGTGCGATTATAACTGGAAGGATCTATTAATGGATGCTAAATCAACTGTAATTAATGTAAACGAAAGTGTTGTAGAAACAACAGGCAAAACGACAGAACAATGGTTACTGCGAATAATTGTCTTGTATTTGTTATTTGGTGAGAAAGCACAGGGCATGATCTAATGGTATTAGGCCCATCTGAAAGCGTCCTTCGGGTTAAAGAGGGATATATATACGGCTGGAGCGGTTCAAAAAGTCTCACCAGTTCAGCCGTTACCCTCCTTAACTATACCAATCCCTCTTCTTTTTACTTAACAAGAGTGACAGTTGGTGTTGATTGGTCAAGTATGGGAGCAGGAGAAGTTTTGAGTTATACCATTAATGTTGATGGGACGGGATTGTTTACTGAAAAGTTTGTTATAACTGATTTTAATGCTGGTCAGCAACCTAAGATGTTAGAGTTTATTATACCTCCTAATTCAACAGTTAAAGTTCAGGCTACACAGTCAGCTAACAATGGTGCGGTATCTTGTATGCTGACAGGTTACAAAGTATGAAACTCCCCAAAGATTTTGAGGAGTTGATGAAGGGGATAAAGTGGAATAGAATTATTCCTCCTATGGTATCTGTTTTACAACCTGTTATAATTTTTGGATTGTGGTTAGGGTTAACTAAAGTAGATAAGAGAGCAGATGCAGTCTCTAAAATAATTGCAATAGCTGAACCAATACCAACAATAGATCTAAACATTCCTCGACCTGTTGTTTTAGCTTCTCTTTATCACGCAACAGATGAAGCTTTAGACGTTTTAAAAGATGTTATTGACTTTTTACAGGATATAGAGATTCCAAGTGCAGATGAAATTATAGAAGAAGCTAAAGACGAGATAAAAGACGTTGTAGATGAAGCAACAGGGAAAGGTATTGATGACCCGTTGCAAGTATTAGCAGATTTTAATGCTTGTAAAAGAAACGCTAAAAATAATCTTGGTATTGCTTATAACAAAGTAACGGGTTATGCTTGGATAACTTCTTGCATGGTTCAAAAAGGATATACAAGAAAAATAATTGAACAATGGGTAAAAAACAAAATGGGGATTTAAATGACAGACGAGACATTTGCCGTCATTTGGATTTTGAGCTTTGGTCTTTACTTTTTAATCTATACCTTCTGGATACCGCTAAAAACACAGAGAAGAATCGAGGATTGGTTAAGAGACAGTGAATCAGATGAAACGTTACTATTAGCATTAGAAGTAATAGTAAAGAGAATAAGAGAGCAAACATTAATTGATTTTGAGGAATTTATGCTCCCTCAAGCGAGAAAGAACTTGCAAAAGTTTTGGTCTGGAGCAATGGGAAATGTTGCTAAAGAAATGAAAAATTCTGATGAGGGTTCTCAAATGAGTATGATGCATAATATTGCTACCGAACTTTCAGGACAACCGTGGTATGTTCAAGCGTTAGGATCTAAACTTATGCCAATTTTGGCAAAATCAATGGAAGAAGGGAAAGAAGCCGAGAAGGTTGCAGAGATTGGCATGGGTTTGCTTGGGAAACGCTGAAAACACCCGTTTAAACGCACACCAACACCCCAAACTCGCACTTCTAACCCTACCAGACCTTAAGCTCCTCCGTTAATCTTTCTGCCACACTGGGAGCAAGTCGCCGATACTCGTCCCCAGTTCACGTTGTAACATGAGCAGAGAGCCATTATAGTCGCTCCTTAATTTGATTAAGTAGGTCTAATACTTCACACTTCCAGCACATCCAAATTACTTTTCCATATTGGTTAGTATGACACTCTTCGCAGTTTAGCACTATGCTTCCTCCCATCGTAGACCGTCTGATGCTTTCCAGACCCAGTAGAAGATACCCTCTTTAGGCCAGTGAGATGCGTTCTTAAAATCCTTCAGTAGATAGAAGGTAGATGTTGAATAGGATTCCTTCAGCTTAGGTTCCTGTTCTGGATGGTAATCGAACTGCTTTACTCCATCCTCATCGAGGTATTCTTTAGTGATCACTAATCGGCTTGTGACACGCACCCCGTCTTTTATACCCCCGTCTGTGTGAATCTTACATTCTTCTACTATATCCACAGTTACAAGGGTCATATCATCCTCCTTAACAATAAGGTAGGAATCACGCTTCTGCAAAGGTGCAGAAATGTCAGGCTTGACAAGTTCTCTGTTTTGCTCGTCCATATTACTACATAGCATGTCTGCTATATATATTTTCTGTATTACCAATATAGTTATATAATGGATTAAAGGTTAATTGATTATGCCTGTCGGGGTTTATCGGAAAAAGAACAAACGTGGAAAATTTATGTATTTCCGTAATGGGAAACTAATTTCCAAAAAATCCTATGACTCGTCCAAGTCCCGGAAGCGTTCTACTCGAAAGGGGGCTATCCGAAAGACATCCCGTAGGGCATACGTTAACACAAAAAACAGGAGATCTATGAAAAGAACAATCCCACATCCATCGGTTACAGGTATGGCCAGTGGACTCGCAATAGCCTCATACCTAAACAAAGGCAAACTGATAGATACTCCAGTCGGTGATATAATGGGTGACGGAGTTCTAAAAGATGTCACTGATGGAGAACTCGGTAAAGCATTTAACACATTATCAAGTAACGCAATCAATATGATTGGGTCTGATGGTGGAAGAAAGACATTAGTAACCGCTGGAGGCATTGCTCTCTTAGGAGCATTTGCACGAAAGCAGTTTCCTAACCTAAAACTTGGAGGAAGTAAACTATATTTCCGATTGTGAAATATAAAACTTAACACACTTGGCCACAACTATAACGAGAACTTTTGACGCCACGCCTACCGATAAAACCTACTTTTCCCTCACGGATAACATGAGTAGTTCTGCACTCGGTAACATACAAGTCCCACAGGGAGCAAGTAGAATATCCAGAATAGACTGTGCCTTTGATACATTCAATGCAAAAGGAACAACTATTGTGGCAAGACTATTAGGATCTAATATGTCAGAACAAAATCTGGTCATATGGGGTTCTGCTGGTGATACTGCGGATGCTGGAGCATTTCAAGGTTATATGTCAGTCCCAGTCGCTTTTCCTTTAGCTGGTGTAAATAATATCGACCTACAAATAGCCGTTCAATTCAATTCAGGTGGAAGTGCAACCGCAAGTGGCG